GCACGTCGTCGCGGCGTGCGTAGATGCTGGGTAGGCTTTGCTCCATGTGCTGGACGTTGACGCGCAAGGTCTCAAGCGCGTACCACATGGTTCGCAGGAACCAGCCGAAAGTGACGAGACCGATCCCTATCAACCCGATAGCAATATCCTGCCAAGGCATTTCATCCCTCCATCCGGGCGCGTGCGCTCATTGGGTATCACTCACTGTTGAAGTTGAATAGGCCATAGGCCGTTGGCGCGATGGCGCCGGTTTTCGACGGTGTGACACCCTGCTTGGCGAGGGCTTGCATGACCTTGCTCGCCTCACTGGGCGGCATAACCCGCATCGCATTGGCGAAGGCTTCGGGGTTGAGCATGCGCAGCGCGTTGACTTGCGCGACCCGCTCTTCCAGTCCACCAGCGCCCCGCGTGAGGGTCTTGATCACGTAGTTGGCAAACACTATGGGCGTAGAAAGCATGTGCGGCAGATCGATGCGCGCACCCTCATCCAGCGCGCCGCCAAGTGACGTGCGCTGCAGTGGCGTGCGTGCCAGTGCCTTGCTTTCGAGTAACCCCCCTATTTCATCAATCGTCGCTCGCTGCTTCGGATCGAATACCTTGCCGAAGTCGCTGCGTGATTGACCAAGCGCGTTCTTGACTGTTTTGGTTTCCTCGTCAATGGCGCGCAAATAGCTACCGGGTGTCATTTGATCTGTCGGCCCGGTCAGCCGCTTCTCTAGTGCCTGTGCCACCTGCATCTGGTTGGCCGGCACCATGTCCTTGGCAAACTGCTGACGTGCCGCTGCATAGTCGGGCACTTTCTTTTCCAGCCACGTCAGGTATTGGCTGCGCAGGTCGCCCAGTATCTTGAGCGATGTCTTGTCGAGTGCCGGCTGGCCGGTGACGGATGGCGCCGAGCCGTTGGCAATCTGCTTGTCGAGCGCCACTTTGATGTCGTGCAACTGTTGCACGCTCAACGGCTGGCCTTCCTCTGGCCACAGTTCCTTCATGCGGTTGGACGTCATGACCTTGGCATCCGCGACCGCCTGCCGCATCGCCGGCGTATCCATCAGGTCTTCGACTTCGCGGCCCAGCTTGACCTTCTTGGCGGCCACCGCGCCGTAGTTGACCGCCGCATTGGCCTGCGCGTCGTCCACAGCCTTCTTCAGCACGGCTGGCGTTTGCGCGATCTGGCCGAGCGCATTCTTGACCGCGCCCTGCTGCTCCGCTTCGCGCAGCGCAAACTTGGGTGCGATGCCGGGGCGCTGCGCGGTGGCGCGCTGGATCGCCTGCACGCCCGTGGCTTCGGGCATATGCGCCACTACTTCGCCGGTTGTCTTCTCATAGCCCGGCACGTTCTTGGGCGGCCCAGCCTTCAGGAAGGAATCCACTTCGGCCACGATCTTGGCGACGTTATCCGGGCCGATGATTTCGTTGGCATAGCGCGTTGCCAGCCGCTCCGCGCCCTTGCCGGGCAGGATGTAGCGCACAAACTCGACTACCGGGCGGCCAAGGAAGCCCAGCACCGAGCCGGCTGCCGACACAGTGCCGCCAACCACCCCACCGACCGCCGCATTGACGCCGCGCTGCTTGTCCTGATCGTCACCATAGGTCGGAGCGGTAGCGCCCAGCGTGGTGCCGAAGATGGTGTTCTGCGCGATCTTGGCGCCCGGTCCGACCACCTTGGGCATCACCGATGCAGCCTTCAGCCCGACCGGGCTCAGCACGTTGCCGGCAATGCCAGCGATGTTGGCGCCTTCAGGCTGGCCCATTTCCTTGGTGCGCGCCACCTGCTCGCCCACCCAGTCAAGGCCGCGCGTGGTCATCTTCTGCAGGTCGGGCGTGCCCTGCAGCGCCACCTTGTTCACCAGTTGCGCGGTGCCCAAAAGTCCCTCACCGGCCCCGACCGCAAAGCGCGTCAACGGATTGCGCGCTGCCGCGTTCCCCGGCGCATCCGTGAGCTTCGGCGCAGTCGTGATCGATGTGGCCGCTTTGGGCACCGCACTTCCGGCATCGGTCGCATCCAGCTTGGCCGCGATGGCGCGCGCCAGTTCCAGATCACCAGACTGGGTGGCGATATCCAGATCGCGCAGCAGTTCATCGCGGGTCATGTCAGTCTTTCTTCAGATACTTGCCGCGCAGCGCGCCAAGTTCCTGCTCTTTGAATTCCTCATCAAAGATTTGCTCGGCGCGCAGTTGAATGGTCTTCAGCGCATCTTTCACGGTGGCCAGATTTTCGGCGCGCACCTTGTCGCTGCCGCCCACCTGCAGGCCGGCGATGGCGTTTTCCAGCCGCGTGCCTTCCTTCTCTGACAACTGGCCAAAGCCGGTGGCGCCGGTAGAACTCAGTTCCTTCAACTGCTTCATCGTTTCGATGACCACCTTGTCGCGCAACGGCTGCATCTGCATGGTTTCATCGTCATAAGCGTCCGTGCCTTTAATCAGCCGCACCGGAATGTTTGACAACAGGCCGGTATTCCAGAAGGCGCCGGGGCTCTTTTCCAGCTTTTCGATGAGCTTCAGCCCGCGCTCCGTGCTGTCCTTCAGGCTGTTCAGCGCCCCCTTGGCGCGCGGATAGTCGGCGTTGCGCTTGGCGCGCAGCTTTTCCTTCTCGACTTCCTTTTCGCGCTCGCCGGCCAGCACTGCAGCACCCGCTGACGGCGGCTGGATGGCGCCGGTCTGTGGCCCAGCGGCTACAGGTGCGGGACCGTCCGTGATGGGCGTCTGGCCGGACACGATGGATTCACCCAGTTGGCGGATGCCCTGCGGCGTGGCCGGGTAGTCCACCGGTGGCGGCGCGGCCGGCTGCGGCTGCTGTGGTTGCGGCTGCGGCACACGCTGGAAGTTCGGCATCGGGTTGCCAATCGGTGGCGGCATGCCACCACCAAGGCCGCCAAGGCGCGGCGCGTTACCCAGCAGGCCGTTCTCGCGCATGATGTCCAGTTCGGTGGCATAGCCCGGTTGGCCATTGCGCCAGACTTCCTTGGGCGTGGTGGCGGCGCGGCCGATGCCGGTGCCATAGGCTTGGCCCTGCGCGATGGTGCTTTGCGCCTCGGATTCCTTCTGCACCGTGGTCTGCGGCACCCAGCCAATCTGCGGCCCCATCCATTCATGGACGATGCCGTTGATGACCTTGCTGACGGCACCGCGCTGCGTGGCCGAGAAGGCATACTGCTCTTCCGGGCTGAGCTTTTTCCAGTACTCGTACACCTGCACGGCGGCCGGCGTGTCTGGCATGATGCCCTTCTCGGCCAGCAGCTTGCGGTAGCCGGCATCAGCCTGCATCTTCTGGATGGTGGCGTCATTGAGCGCGTTGCGCCGCTGCGCCTCGGCCACCTGCATGGCGGCCTGCTGCCGCGCCATCATCGCGCGCGCCAGCGCTTGACCGACCGACACCGGCATCTTGCTGGGACCGGCAGCGTCGAGCATGCCGGCGCCAAAGGCCATCTGCCCCACCTGATTCGGGTCTTGGTAGTTGAAATCGAATAGTCCGGCCATCGTTAATCCCTACTTGAACAGTCCGCCGATGCTGCTGATGATCTTGCCCCAGTCCACATTGCCAGCCCACTGCGAGCCGGCCTGTGCGCCACCGATGGCCCCGGCAATCGGGTTCTTGAAGAGCGGCGTGGTCTGGCTGCTGTTGCCCGGCAGCCGGCCCATGGTCTCGCCCAACTGATTGACGTTGTACCAAGGGGCACGCGCCTGCATTTCCGAGCCGGCACCAATCAGCGCGGCGCGTGACGTGCGATCCTGCAGCCCGTAGTTGCCTTGGTACTGCGCACCCTGCATGGCGCGGCCTTGACTGTTTTCCCATGCATTGGAAGCGAGCGTCGAGAGTGCTGGCGCCAGATCGGTGTTCAGGCGCGACATGGCGAGGCCCTGCGCGATGCCTTGGCGCGAGCCGCCATAGCCGCCCATCGCATTGGCCTGAGACGTGATGCCCGGCATGACGTTCTCGTTCAGGTTACGCGTGGCCATGTCGGTGATGGCCTTCTGCTGCTGCTGGATGAACGGGTTGGCGTCCCACAGCCCCTTGTTCTCGGCCACCAGTTCGGACCACGGCTTGAGCGGCTGGCTGCCCATTTCCCTGATCTGCGAGCCGGCTGTGCCCAGATAGTCGTTGGCCTGCCCCTGCGCAAAGGCATTCTGCGCATGGCCAGCCACCCCGTTCGGGCCATAGGCGAAGTCGGCCAGCCGGGGATCGATTTCGTTCTTGATGGTGATCGAATCGGGCTGGTTCTTGGCGTCCAGATAACCGAGCCCGGCGCCCACCAGCCCGCCCAGCAGGCTGCCATTGCCGCCGCCGCCGGTCAGTGCCGACGCCAGAGAGCTACCCTTGCCCAGATATTCGCCGGCCTGCGACAACCAACTGCCGGCCGAAGGAATGCTGCTGCTGCCGCCACCAGTCAGGCCGCCGAGCGCGCCGCCCGTGGCGCCACCATAGCCACCGATCTGCGTCAGGCCACCAAAGCTGCCGCCCAGCGATCCAGAGGCGCCCGTGGGTAGCAGGCCGCTACCGGCACCGGCCGCGCTCATGCCGGGCGAACCGCCCAGCAATCCGCCCTCAGCCAGACTAGCGAGCGTCGAGCCGCTGCCGCCGGCCACTGCGCCGGTCGTGCCGCCGATGCCACTGCCCATGCCGCCGGTGAGGCCCCAGCCGCCGGCCGCATTCATGCCGGCAATGCCGCCGCCAGCGCCACCCGCGCCGCCACCGGCTACGCCACCCGTGACGCCGCCACCAGTCCCGGCCCCGGCGCCCATAAGCGCTGGCGCAGCCATCGCAGCGCCCATGGCCGCGAACGGGATGGCCGCCTTCCATGCCTGCTTGTTGGTGTTGGTGTCCCAGTAGGTCTCACCGCGCAGTTGCGGGCGATACTGACCGGTGGCCGGGTCCAGCACGAAGTCGATCATCGATCCCTGCTTGTCGCCCGACTTCAACTGGTACGAAAAGGCGTTCGGGTCGTTGCTGTTGCCCGCCTGATTGCCGATCTGCATCCAGTTCGACGGGTCCATGTTCAGACCGTACTTCTCTGAGTTGATGATGCCGAACATGTCCGACGCACCAGAGCCGTACTGCGGGTCGCTGTGGTCGATGGTCTGCAGCCCCGGCGTGCGGTACTGGCCAGCATCAGCCTGCGCAATCGCCGGGATCATGTGATAGCCGGCACCGGTCCAGATGAACAGGTTGCCTTGCTGGTCGTAATAGGGTTGCATCGTGCGTCCTTAGAACTTGACCCATGCACCGCCGCTGCGGCCATAGAATCCCGCGCCGCTGCCCGGGTTCCAGTTGGTTCCATCCGCCAGCACCACCATGCCGTCGCGCGGCTTGTCGGGGGCGACGTTCAATACCTGCAGCAGCACGAACGGCTGCGCTTCAGACAAGGCTTGCGCCAGATCAAGCAACTCCGAATAGGTGTACTGGGCCGGTTGCTTGACGTCATCCGGCAGCGGCGGAATGGGCTGGTAGCTGCTCATCGCGCCCCGCCCGCCACGTATTCGATTTCCAGCTTGCGGCAGCGCCACGCCGCGCCGGCCGTGCTTTCCAGCTTGACCGCAACGAAGCGCCCCGACACCCGGCCATAGGCACCGATGGATGAGCCCACGGTGTAGGGGATTGCATCCGACCAACTCACCTGCCCATCAGCGGTCATCGATCCGCCCATGCGCACGTTGACCACGGTGCCGATGGCCGCATCAATGTGCGGCCGCACCGACTTGACGAACTTGATGGTGGTCGGGTCGCCCAAGTCGAGCCCGGTGCGCTCCACGTACATGCTGGGCGACGAACCATCGTAGGTGGTGCCGTCGTCAACGAGGTACAGCTTGGTGCCGCTGGTGGTCAGCACCAGCCGGCGCTTGATCGACGAGATATTGGGCGAGGCCCACGTGCCGGTGTCATCGGCCCACGTGCCTTCAGCAGTGGCCCACGTCGAAGTCGTGGCCGAGACTACCGGCCCGAGATTGGCCGCCGTGGCGTTCGGCAGATCGCGGATGCTCCACGAATCCTGCGCATAGTTCCACACGTAGGCTTTGGTGCAGGCGGTCTGGCCGGTCTCGGGGATGCAGACCCAGATTTCCGAGCGCAGTTCGTTGTGCGCCAAGAACGAGCGACCGAAGTAGGTCGAGTCGATGGCGTTGAAGAGGTTGGTGCGCATGCGCGCGTTGATCACCGAGCGCGGCGCGCCGCCGGCATGCGAAATCACGTCACCCGACGACAGCACGCAGTGGCCGCCCGGATACTCAATCGCGCAGTTCTGCGAAATCGCCCCGGCGCCGCCAAACAACTTCTGGAAGCGCCAGATGTAGGTGCCGCCGACGTACTGCATGGCGTGGTACGAATCGGTGGCGTAGATGATGCCCAGATCACCCAGCGGCATCAGGTCCACCAGTTCGCCATTGCTGTCGGCAATGTCCTGCTCGCCGGCATCAAGGGCGGGATTGGTGTGGTCCCATGACGTCGGCAGCGCGCCCGGATCGGCCGCATGCGACCACTTCACCAGCACCGGGTAGGTGGTGCCATTCTTGTTGACGTTCACCGCCACCAGATAGTTGCGCAGCGGCCGCATGGCGGCGCAGCGGTGCGTACTGGTCCAAGCGTTCAGCAGGATCGCATCGTTGCTGGTATTTCCGTCCCAGCTTTGCGGCGCATCGTTGACGTTGTTGAAGATCAGGTAGGACGTCAGCGCCCCACCGGTCCACTTGGTGTCGGCGGTCGCGGTGTAGTCGCCGGCCGCGCGCGTGATGTCGGTATGCGTGCCGGCATTGTTGACCGCATACGCCTTGGTGAGCCCCATGTAGGCCCAGAGGTTCTGCGACACCGTGCGCAGCGGGAAGATGCCGTAGGGCGCAACGGTCGGCGGATCGTAGAGCGCAGAGTGCCCGGCGAACGGCTTGAAATAGCCATTCTCGAAACGCACGTTGGCACCAGCCGTCCACAGCTTGTCCGACGCCTCCATGCCGTCCAGATCAGCCGCGAGCCCGCCGTCGCCGGCATCAAGGGTGTAGATCACGGCTCGTTCACCAGCGTCTTGAGCGCGGCAAGGGCAGCGTTGACCACCGGCTGCACTTCATCGATGCGCAGGTTGACTTCGGTGATGCCGGCCTGCAGCGTGGCCTTGCGATCCTTGAGCGCCTGCAGTTGATCCTGCGCGCGCGACAGTTCGTTGGCCGCTTCAATGATTCTGCGATTGGTTGCCATCGTCTATATGCCGGTCACTTGAAGTTGGATCGTGTTGCCGTTGTTGGCCTTCAGGTTCAAGTGATCACCCGAATACCACTCCCATACGCACGAAGTGCCAAAGTTGACGAAATCGCTCGCTGCCGCAGCGCTGACCGAATTGCCGCCAACGATATAGGCGTCCTTCCACAGATTGGTCTTGGTGATTCCGGTCATCTGCCCGGAGTCGTTGCGATAAATGCCTATGCTGGTCTTTGGCGCGCCGACATAGCCGCTTTCATAGAAGTTGCAGCGAAACAGGCGGTAAACCCCGCTGTAGTCATTGGCCGGCGTGTAGTTGCCTACCGGGCCGGCATCCCAGCCATAGATGTAAGGCGTCGAGCCAATCGTCAGGGCGCCGTTGAACATCCACGATGCGCGCCACGTCGAGCCATCCTTGCACCAGACTGTTTTGGCCGTGCGCCATGTGCCGCCGTTATTCACATAGACGTTTTTGGCTTGGCGCCACGTGCTGCCATCCTTGATGTAAAACGCCATGTCAGTACTGAATCCAGATGTCTTTGTCAGCGCCGCCACTGGCCGCACTGGTGGAAATCGTGATCTTCGATGTCGAGTACTTGGCATCGATCTGCGTCTGCAGCGCACTGGTCACGCCATCGACGTAGTTCAGTTCCGTGTGCGTCGGCGTCACTGCCCCGGTGATGTTCGGGAAGGTCGCCAGCAGCGTCGCCTTGATCAGCCGGATGTGATCGTCGCCTTCGGTCTTGGCGTCACCCACTACCGGGTTGGACGAGTTGAGCGACGAAATGTAGGTGCCGGTTTCGAGTCCCATCAGCGGTCACTCCTGTAGTCGTAGGAACCACCCGCCTGCAGCGCGTTATCGACCGACAGCAGGCGGTTCTTGTTGCGGTGGTCGGCGTTGAGGATTTCGCGGATCGCGGCATCACGCCGCTGCATTGCCATGCTCAGCAACTGGTCGTCGCGCACGAACATAGCCGCTTCGGCCACCGCGCCAAACAGGTAGGCATCCGGGGCGTAGGTCAGCAACCAGTTGGTGGTGTCGCTGGCAATGTCCCACGCGGCGTAGTAGCGCAGCAGCAGCGCATAGTCGGCATCAGCACTGCGCTCAAAGAGAATCTGCGTTCCGCTGATCGCATAGAGCGCCGGCTGCCCGGTCGGCTGCAGCACATTGCGGGCACGGTCGATGGTGTCGAACGAGGCGCGCGACAGCCGGGCGTCGTTGTCGGTGTAGTTGAGTTCGATTTCCTCAAGGAAACCGGCGGGCAGGGTGACGGCCGACGTGCCTGACGTCAGCGTCAGGGCCGTGGTGGTCATGTTGTGGCGCACGCGGATGCGCCGGTTGGCTTCCGCTTCAAACAGCCGAATGAAGTCGGGCACCCGGGTAGTGGACTCGGTGTCGCCGGTCCTGACTACCCATGCCAGTACTGCGGATTGCAGATCGGAATAATTGGCGATGGCCATGCTTGCCTCATGGTGGGGCTAGCTGGCCTCGCGCGGCTGGCCTGCGGACGGAACGCTGTAACTCTACCCTATACGCTACACCAAAACGGTAGCGTCTTCAATCATTTGTGCGGCGCGGCATCCTTAATTGCACGCAGTACGAAGCCGAAGTTGTCATTTTCCTCGACGATGCCGCATGTTTCAAAGTTTCCCTTGTAAATGCGCCGGTAATCGGTCATGGCGGTGGTGCCCACCTGCTCGTACTCTTTTTGGTTCAGGAACACCAAAGAGCCCTTGGTGATGATCCGGGTATGGCCGGGATCGCCCCATGCCCACATCGAATCCCACATCGGCGCGCTGCCGATGAAATAGCCGCCCGGCTTCAGGATGCGCCAGAATTCGTCAAACTGGGCGAAGAAGAACCTGTAGTCGCCCTGCCGGCCGCAGTGTTCCAGCACTTCGTAGGCATGGATTTCGTCGAACGTGTTGGGCAGGAACGGGTAGGGCAGCTTGTTCAGGTCGTGGCGCACGTCCGGGTGGCAACTGGGGTCCACGTCGAGCGTGGTCAGTTCGGTCCATTCCGTGGGCGAATCCGCGAACGACACCTTCTTGCGGCGGTCGTTGCCACAGCCGATCAGCAGTTCGCTCATGTCAGGCCGCTTGGCTGGTCGCCGCCGCGTCCATCTTGTCCTTTTCCTGCGTCAGCCAGTTGAACAGATTGCATGCGTAGCCCCCGTGAATGAAGTCGAAGTTGGTCCACACCGGAATTGGCGTGCCGTACTTCTTTTGATAGTCGTTGCAGAAGCCGAAGTCCTCACCGATGAACTTGCTGTCGTCCAACGGCAGCCACTTGCCGTAGTCGCGGATGAATTCGTCCGACAGGCCGTAGCGCTCCTGCAGCTTGGCGAGCCCCGGACCCTCAAACTCGGTATGGAACACCCATGGCACCAGCCCGTTGCCGTGGATGAATATCTTGGGCGCATCGGCCGCCATCTCGGTCAGCACGTCGCGGCGGATGCACAGGAACCCGGTCGGCACCCGGTCGCACTGCAGCCAGTCCTCGACGAACCACAGGCCGCCGCCATTCGGGTTGTCCACCGCACGGAACGGGTATTCCTCGGGCTCCTGCCGGCGCCGGTAGACACCCGCGCTCACCGGCAGGTTGGCTTTCAGCAGGCCGATGAAGGCATTGGGCTGGAAGCGCAGATCGGCATCGATGAAGAACAGATGCGTGCAGTCGGTGAATTCCTCAAGGAAGCGCTTGACGAAGATGTTGCGCGCCAGATCGATGAAGGCACCGTTGCCCATGACGCCGGCGGTCATGCGCACGCCATGCAGCGGGGCACAGAATGCGGCTTCAGCGAGGGACTGGGAGTAGTTGCACTCGACCTTGCCATCGTAGGCCGGGGTGCAGACGTAAGCGTGCAGGGATCGTGGTGCGGGTACTGCGGATGGTGCGGCTTGTTTCTTTCTCTTGTCGCCCAGCTTGGACATTGCCCCCCCTTGGGTAAAAAGAGGGGGGATCGCTCCCCCCTCTCGACTACTACAGCAGGCTGGCAGTCGTCAGGTGACGCGAAGCCAGTTCCGGGTACAGGGGCGCGAAGCCCCAGCACACGTCGAAGCGCGCCACAACCACGTCATCCGTGCTGTTGTACTGCTGGATGAAGCGGATGCTGGTCTTGTCGGTGCTGACACGCTGGCAGGCCGCGCCGTACTGCGACACGTCTTCCAGATCAACGAACGCCACGGCGAACGCATCCTTGTGGAAGAACAGGTCTTGCGCAAACTGCGTTGATGCCGCGCCGATGCGCGTGACGGTCAGGCCGTCCGAATTGGCCACGCCCGACAGCACGCAATTCTGGAACGAATTGCCACTGCCGTAGATCATGGGCGGAACCACCGTCACATCGTAACCCGTGGCCGCTGTGGTCAGCGTCACGTCGGCCTGCACCACGAACGTCTGCAGCTTGCCCGTGTTGGCCTTGGTCTCGGGATGGACCCGATAGACACCCGACAGCGTGATGATGTCGCCGGCCTTGAGCGTCGTGGTGGACGTCGCGCCGTCGATGTTCAGCACGGTCTGGCTGACCCATGCGTTGACCGTGGTGGACGTGCCGAGCGCGGTGCCGTTGGTGAGCGGCGAACCGGCCAGCGAGCCCGTGGTGTGCGACGGCAGCATCGTGTTCTCGCCCACGTCGAAGCCACCGGTGCGACCCATCATGCCTTCGCGGAACTGCTCTTCCAGATTGCTCTGGTGCGCGAACAGGCCCTTGGTGGCGTCAAGGAACTCGACCATCGACAGCGGCGACAGCAGCGCGGAGCGATCCGCAATCGGCGCAAGGCAGTTGGTCATGTTGGCGCCGTTCTGCTGGAAGTACTTGTAGGTCAGCGCGGCGTTGGTGGTGGCGTTGGTGTAGTTGTTGATCGCCTTGTACGCCTTGGCCATGCAATCGCCAGCCACTTCGGCCGCCAGTTGCTTGATGGCCGGCTGGATGATGCGCTTGGAGAAGTCGTCCAAGCTCAGCGTGCGGTCGTACGTGGTGAACGACACGTCCACGCCCCACTGGCTCAGCACGGCAAGCGGCGTGCTGCGCTCGACGTGGTTCTGGCCGGCAAAGGTGGCCGACGTGCGCGCCTTGTACTTGGTCGGCAGACGCATGCCGATGGTCGTACCGGCCTTGGCGCCGGACTTGGCAAACTGGTCGTCATACGACGTGTTGACCGAGCCAAGGAAATTGTCCGCCTGATGCAGCACGCGGGCGGCTTCGCGGGTAATGACGGTGTTCGTCAGGATACTGTTGGCCATTTGATCTTCCCCGTGCCGTGGGCACAGGGGACCACGACACTATCGACGTTGTTTGGCTGCCGCTGCGGCACGCTTGCGTGCTTGGTCGGCGTTTCGCCACGCCATCCATTCCTTGTCCGTCATTTTGTCGGGGTCTTTCGCTACTGGCGCAACTCCCGCGACTTTCGGGACCGGTACGGCCGGTGTGGTGTTTGTTACTGGTTTGGTGGACGCGCGCTTCAGGACTTCCTGATACTGCATCGCGTCATGCGCCATCTTCATGAGCCCGGGGTGCCATGCAACTGCTTGCAGGGCATTCCGATCCATGGTCGGCGCATCAGTGGTCAGATACGAGCGCGCTACGAACTCAGCGATGGCCTTTCCCTTGTCCGGGGACCAGTCCTTGATTTCGCTTTGCAGCCGTTCTGTCGATTGTCGCAGCCAGCTTTCGGCCGCTTGCTGGTGCTTCTGGCGTTGCTCACCTTGCTTGGCCTCGATATCCGAACTCAGCTTGGCAAGTTGCCTGCGGTCCGTTTCGGCGGCCATCCACGCCGCTTGCGCAGCGCTGGGGTCAGTCTGTGCCCATCGCACCCAATCGACTTTATCATACTCGTCAACGCGGGATTGTAAAGATTCCTTTGCGGCAAGTTCCTTTAACGTCGCTCTTTCTGCCTCAATTTCGGCCTGCACGTTCTCGCGCTCGGCCAGCACTTGGCGGCGCTCATCGGCCAGCCGCATGTTCTTTTCGGTCCAGCCCTTGTTCAGCGACTTCTCAAGGTTCTTCAGCGCGGTGCGGATTTCCTCGGGCGTTTCCTTGGGCAGCGTGAACTTGTCGGTGCCAAGGAAGTTGATCAGGTAATCCTCTTCGCTGAGCGCCGGCGCCGGCGACTGGCCGACGTATCCGCCATCGTAGCCCTCGCCATCATCGCCACCTTCGGGCGCGGTCTGCTGGATTACCTCATCATTCGTTGCTGCTGGTGCTTCTGTGCCTTCCGGTGCTGGACTGGCAACGTCATCGCTCATGGTTCCCTACCCCTTTAAAGTTCCATCCATAGTTCTAGGATTTCGTCTATTTCGGCCTGCTCGGCCGCTTCTTCCTCAAGAAGTTGTTTCAGCAGTGGCCCATCGGCCTTGCGGTGCAGCGAATCGATGATCAGCGCTTGGCTGATCGGGAAGATGTCGTCGGTCCAGCGCACGCCCTCGCCCTCGGCCTGCTGCTTGAGCGTACCCAGCAGATCGCGCTGCTTGGCTTCCTGCAGGTAGGCCGGCAGCAGTGCCGACGCCTGTATCCGGGTGGATACGTCGGATGCCTTCTTGACGGCCGCCTGAATGAACTTCTGCGTGCGCTTCGGCAGGATGCCCATGCGCTCGCGTTCGGCCAGCACTTCCTCTTCGGACGGAATGCGCGTGTAGATGAAGCGCGCATGGCGCGGCCAGCGCTTGCGGTAGCCGCCGCCGCCACCCAGTGGTTGCGCCACACCGGGCGGCAGCAGGTAGCCCTGCGACATCTGGATCGATTCGCCAAAGATGTCCACCACGCGCGGACCGATGCCCTGCTGCTCGCAGGTGATGGTCTGGCCGGTGTAGAAGCAGACCGGCGAGGCGAAGGTGGCCCCGGCCTGCACGGCGACTTCGATGCCGACCAGTGCGGCGTCGCGGTCCTCGGTGTCGTAGATGCGGCCGGCAAAGGCGGTCATCGACTGGCCGACCAGTTGGCCGTAGCCCGGGGCGCCGACCGGGTACTGGCCGGTGACGATTTCCTGCCCATCAATCGATACGCCAATGCCGATCTGGGCGTTGGTTTCGAGCGTGATTTCCTGCCCGGTCAGCACCGCCTCGACGTCGCCCAGTATCAGCGGCGCCGTCTGCCCGCCAAGGATTTCCTGCCCGGTGAGCGTGATGTCGAACAGCACCGGCGCAATGCCGGCCTGTGCGGTGATGTACACATTGTCATCAGCCTCAAGGTTGGCCGAGACAATGCCGTGCGTCATGCTCATCGACTGGCCGACGAGCGTGATGCCACCAAGCGACTTGGCGAAGGCGCCCTGCGCCGACGTCATGCCCTGCCCGCTCAACTGGTTGGCGTTGACGTCGCCGGTGAAGAATTCGATTTCCTCGCCGGTGATGTTGACTGTCACCGGGGCGCCTTGCGGCCCGATCACGCCGGTGCCACCACTGATCTGCATGCCGGTCAGCGCCGGCTGCAGGTTCAGCACCGTGGGCGTGGTCTGGCCCACCGTCATGCCCGGGCCGCTGCCACCGGTCAGTTCGCGCGCTTCCTGCACGAAGCGGCCCTGTGGCGTCAGCAGGCTATAGGTGGTTTCCTCGCTGATGATCGCCATCGGGCCCCAGTCGGCGCCCACCGCATGCTGGTGCGCCGCCATGACCGGATTGACGATAGGCAACGTCAGTTGCCGACTCAGGATGCCGCTGCTGGCAATGGCCAGCGTGCCGCTGGAATTCAACGCCGATGTGCGATCCCCGACCGTGGGATTACTGGGCGTGACATTGCCTTGCGATAGCCCGATGACCGAGCCAAACAAGGCGACCGTCACCACCCGGCCCAGTGAGCCGGCGGCGCTGCTGAATGACTGGCCGCCTGCCATGGACGCCTAAAGTGGGATCAGGAACAGCGGTACGGCCGTGCCGCTTTGCGGCGTGATGGCCGAGCCGCCGAGCGTAGTCAGGCCGCTCTGGCTTTCGTTGATCACGAAACCAAACGGCGCCACCGCCTCGAAGTTGTTGGTCTCGCCAACAATCGCGCCCCACGTCGTGACAAGGAATTGCTTGGTGGCCATGGCTGCCCCTTAGCTGATCGTGATCTTCGGATCGACGTAGATCGTGGTCGAAGCCGCCGCCAAACAAACCGTGGCGATCACGTAGCCGGTTTCCTCAAATACCAGCGAAGGCACTTCCAGCTTGAGCGTATTCCATGTGGTGCTGCCATTCGGGCCGGTGCCACTGTCGCCGGTCCACGCCTCGGAACTTGATGCCTGTGCCGCGCCCGACTGCAATGCCTCGACGGTATCGTGCGCAAGGGTCGCAATCGGATAACCCGAAGTGCCCAAGAACTCGACTTCCAGCCAGCATTGCGCGCTGGTCAGGGCCGATGCGCCGTCATGCACGATTTCGACCTTGACGGTGCGCGTGGCGCCGCCCGGCACCGCTTCCTGCCGGATCATGATCGGCGGCGAGCGCAGCGCGCAGTGCGGATGGCTGACGTTGGCGGTGCTGGCCATCTCAATCGAATACTGGGTCGCCTCGTCCTGCGCGCCACTGGTGCGATAGACCGCCACGCTTTCCTTGCAGACCCCCATGGAGTCCGCCGTGATGAAACGGTAGTTGGTGTCGGTGTCGCCATAGTTGAGCAGTTCAAAGCGCGAACCACCGTTGTCAGGTTTGTTGACCGCAATGGCGCGGCCAGTCCATGACGACGGCATCTTGCAGTTGCGCACCCGGCCCAGTTGCGTCGATGCGCTGGTGGCCGAATTGAAGATATTGAACGACGTGCCGATGTTGGCAGAAAAGTCCACGCCGGTCGCATTCAGAATGCCGCCGCGACCGTTCTCGCCAAGCGAGAACACCGCAGTCGGATTGGTGCCGCTGATGAAGCTGCCGCCAATCATGCGCATGTGCGCGTTGACAATGATGCTCTGCGAAGCATGCGAGAACTTGAAACTGCACCCCTTCAGCGTCACCTGCGGGAACGCAGAGGATGTGCTAGTCGGACCAAACACGATGCGACCACTGCTACCGGTGCTGGAATGCGTGAACACGCAGGCGTCATACATGTGATTGCTGCTGGCGCTGCCGGCAAACGAAAACTGGGTGGACGTGGCACTGGTACATTCAAACTTCATACCGTAGATGTAGGCCGCGCCGCCATTGATCAGGAAAGTCGTGTTGCTCGACTTCACTTCGCCGCCTACCGTGCGCGACGTGATGTTGCTGGTGGTGTCCGGCACACCGGAAATCACGTAGATCGGTTGCGCCTGCGTGCCGTTGGTGAATGTGATGGTCTGGCCGGCGGCGGTCTCGGTGTGCGCGTTGCTGACGAAGATCGTATCGCCCGCCGCAGCGGCCGTGGTCGCCGTGGACAGTGCAGTAGCGGCCTTGGCCCACGTGTCATAGGGCGCGGTGTTGCTGCCGGTGGAAAGAACGTGCAGGTTCGCCATGATGATTCCTTAAACGGGCCAGTACTTCGATTTGATGAATTGCACCGGCAGGATGTCGCGGTCGGTGTAGTACGCGCACTTCAGCGCCTTCACATACTTGGTCTTGCCGCCCCATGCGGGCATGTCGCCAAGGTTTGATATGGCGGCGCCGACACAGTTGGGCATCGGCGTCAGCACTTCTCTTTCCCATGTCCACGTGCCAGTCAATTCCTGCCCGACCGGCGGCATCCACAGGTGCCACAGCACCAGCGTCTGCTGCTGGGCGCGCGGCACGTTGTTCTCGGTGCCGGCATGCCGTTCGATGAAGAACACCGAATCGGTGTCTTCGCACCATTCCAGCTTGTCCTGCGCGCCGCGAATCTTGCCGTCGTGAATCCAGTATTCGCCGCCGTCGTTGCTGGTGATATCGAGCGTGACCGAAGAGCCTTCCGAGACCCTCAGCTTGATCACATTGCCCGTGATTGACTGGACAGCGTAGTACTTGCCTTCGACGATGCCGCCAGTCATCGTGCCAACGGCTTCTTGCGACACAAAGTTGACGCGGCCAAAGAACACGCGCGCGCCCACCGTGACACCAGACAGACTGCCATTCAGGGTCAATTCATCGGTGGCGGCATTCGCGGTATACGTGCCGCGATAAGTGGACGGTCGCGGCCCGAACGAACCGCCCGCAATCAAATTGCCGCTATCACTGCCGCCCTTCCAGTAGTCGCTATCGGTCTGCCCCTGTGTCGGTGCTGCGCGATAGCCGGGCCAGCCGGTATCCAGCCCCTTGCATATCTGGTCGCGGTAGTAAGCCGACGTCGGATTGGTCGTCACCGCCGTGAAGTTGATTGCCGTCGAGTTACCGAACTGATATCCCCACAACGGCGCCACCAGCAGGCGCGGAACGCGGAACATGCCGTCGTTATAGAAAGGCGTAGTCTGCCCATCCAGCGAGATGAAAATGTCACGCGATGGAATGTAGAGCGGGATCGTCAAATAGTTGGACCACGATGGCGTGCTGCTGGTCGGCCGGTGATAGGCAGGGTTCAGGTAATCGTTGCGATAGTCCAGCGCTACAGGGCGAAACCCCCACGTGCCGCCAGCCGGCCAGTACCACATCAGCTTGCGGTTGCGGTCGTAGCTCAGCGCCGGCGTCGAGTACACCATGGTGAGCGGCAGTGATGTCCGCGACCATATCTTGGTATCGCAATCGAGCCTGAAAATGTGGGCCGGTCCCGATGGAATGGTCAGCCCGGTCTGATCATGTCCGCAAATGAGCAATGAACCCTTTGGCCCGCCGCCGGCGTCCGATGGCAGGATTTGGATGCCGCAGTTGGAGTGGATCGGATATGGAAACAGCCCCGGCCCCTCAAGCGGGCAGTCGGTGCCATTCGGATCGGTGCCTGCACCCGGAATGTAGGTGTAGTCCATGTACTTGTAGTACGCACCAATCTTGTTGACGACGAGGTTGTTGTCCTCGCTGGCAGGTAGCGTGACTACCGTGCCGGTCAGGTTGGCCACCGAGCCGTTGATGATCTTCTTTTCCGCATTGGCATAGGGCGGGTAGGTGAGGGTGTCCCACGTTCCGGTGCCGATGTCGTAGGTGATGACGGTGCAACCGTTGTAGGCGAAGTGGCCACCACCAAACAGGAAGAAGGTGCCGTACTGGCCCATTTCGTAATTGATGTCGCCGCCGTTCTGCTGCTTCCACACGTTGTCGAAGTCGCCCTGCGAGCCGCCAAATGGACGGCCGGCATACACCTGCGGCGTGCCATCTTCCATCCACTTGTCGGGATCGATAGCACTGGCCAGCATGACGTTGCCATTGGGCTGCTGGCCATCAGAGAACTTGCCGCGCGTGGGCAGCCATGCCGGCAGCGCATTACTCTGCACAGTGACGGTGACGTTGTTGCTGACGACGCGGGCCATGGCTATATGTCCAGAGGTTTATTGCGCGGCCAGACACCGTTTTCAACGTAGAAGGCCCAGCCGTTTATATAAGTACCCAAGTTAGGCAGGTTGGCACGCATCGTGGTCCACATCTGCGCCGCTCCCGGCAGATCGGATTCAACCGCATAGACCATCCATGGCCATACCCCCTCACAGTACGATCCGCTTGCGCCGCCCGACAATGTGACAGGCGAATGCGATGCGTAGGTGCCCATCAGCGCGCCCGTGGCCGCGCTGGTGTTCGGGTTGTCCATCCAATTACCGGCAGGCCCTTCTGGCGGCGGATAGTCAGAGTAGAAACCTTGCGCCATCAAATCCCAAGTCTCATAGGAGCCAAAGTCAGAGCCGTTCCAGTATGGGTACAGGCCGTCTGCGATGCCGTCGCAATTAGTTTCTTCCGCGCCGCGCGAGCCGATGACCTGATACTGGTTCTGATAGCGCCAGCCGCCGGTGTGCGCCTGCTCGTTGACCATGCGGATGGCGCCGGTCAGCAACCAGTCGTTAAACACTTTGTGATCAGCGCGGCGCGTGGCATCGCTGAGGATTTTGCTGTTATGACCCTTGTAAACCTCGGCCACAATCCATGTGTGCTGCCAGAAGGCAACTTCAAACTGCAGCGTGCCGCCCGTATTCGGAGAGCCGTTCTGCGTCGTTGGCCGCTGATCGGTCTGCCGCGTCGGACTTTCAAAACTCAGCACATTGAGCTTGCAGTTGCCGTTGCGACGGAATGCGTCAAGGTGATAAAGCTGCTGGTACAGCGCGTTCTCGCCGCTGGCCTTCCACGGATGCCCATCAGGCGTTGCAAAGATGGCGTGATTCAAATGGCGTATGTACCACGCCCAGCAACGCGCCCCACCGCCGGCCTGTGCGGAATACAGAATCGGCGTGGAGCTTTGCTGCGTGCCATCCCAGACGCACTTCTTCTGCATTAGCTCAATGAAGCATGGCGACGGCTGGCACAGGAAGCCCATCAAGCCCTGACTTCCGGTGTGATTGATGGCGTAGTCAGGCTGGACGCCAGTTTCATACGGCAGGTAGCCATACGTGTTTCTGAACCTGCCATTGAGTTGCGTAAACGAAGGCACATCCCCATTGGCGTCGCGGTAGTTGATGTAGTAGCTGAGATAGCCCAGCGACGTTGCCAGTACTGCGCGGCGCGTATGGCGATCCGGCCCTTGCACGTAACGCCATTCTTCCCAGATCAACTGCGATATCAGCCCGGACGATCCCATCGAAGTTGGACGGTAACGCCCGATATCCCATGGCTGATAAAAGTCGTTGGTGTAAGCCTGATTTATCGTGGCAACACCGGGTCGCGCATAGCCCTGATCATTGGACTGTGGAAGCGTTGGGTTGTGCGTCTTGGCGCGCGCATGCTTACCCGGCCAGATCGGATGCGCCTGCATATGCGTCACGTCGTGCGTGACCTCGACGAACGGATCGGACGTGCCACGAATTGGCGTGGCGATGTTAGCCTGATTCATCCACGCGCCAACGTAATAGGCACGGAACTTCTCATGCGTGTTGGTGGTGAAGTAAGACCCACCAGCCGGCATGTTGACAGTAGCGACGTTCGTGCCGTTGATGACGAACGTGGCACCGGTGTAGTACATCCGGCTCGGTCCCGGCAGCGTGGGCGGCGTGGCAAGCGCGGTATTGATCTGGCCGTTTTCGACCACGATTTCAACGAACGTGTGGCCCGTGGCGAAGGCATGCACGTCGATCTGCGCTTCCATGACGCCAAGGCCACAGGGCAGCCGGTAGCGCGCGCAGATCACTTGGCTGTTGGCCCACCAGATACGGTGCGGGTTAGAGAAATTGCTGAGCGTCTGCGGCCCGCTGCTGTTGGGCGGGAAGTTGACCGTGATGCCGCTGGTGAAGCGCGCGGCAATGGCAGCCGTCGTCAGTGGCGTGCCGGCCGCTTCATTGGTGCTGACGGCAAGGTTCAAGGTCTGCTCGACGGTCGCCGTCATGGCCTTGGTGCCGGCCACCACCATGACGCGCGCGCTGCCGTCCGGGTAGGTCGAAATCGTCGAACTGCGCAGCGTGCTGTCGTTCGGGCTGACCAAGAACTTGCCGGCCGGAACGGCGCCTTCCAGCGGGAACACGCTCGCCATGTACGGGTAGGTGCCCGAATTATTCGGGTACACCGTCAGCACCGGCAGCGCACCGGTCTGCGCAGGCTCGGTATAGCCGAATTGCACCACGACGCTGGTGGGCAGGCCGCTGCCGTTGTACTGCACCAGCCCGCCCGGGGTCATCGTCACGCCATTGGGCAGCGAGCCGACCACATCGAAGGTGCCGCCCAGCAGGTAGTTCGACGGCACCGACAGTTGCACGTCGAGCGGCACGCCCTGCACGAAGGTGATGTCGCCAATCGTCCACGGCTGCGTGCTGCCGCTGATCACGTTGGTCTGGGCAATGACCACCTGCGTGCCGCCAAGGGCGCGCGTGCGCGTCTTGCCGAATGAGCCCTGCAGCGACAGGATGGCCTGACCGCTGATGGGCGACACGTGTGCAACCGCCGCCGTGCCAACGCCGGAAGGGAAGCTGAGACCCGCTAGCTCAAAGGTGGCCGTGCCGCTGCCGCTCTTGCGCGAGCGCAGGCGAATGAAGTGGACGTTATTGGCGACGCTGCCCGCCGCCAGTACCGCTTCACTGCCCGTAGCCGCAACATCGACCGGCAGACTCGGGACCGTAACATCGCCGGATGTGCCAGTGATGGCACTACCGGCCAGTGCAACGGTCGTTACTTCGCTGACTGACCCTTGACCAAAGCTGGCTGATTGACCGCCAGCCATTTACATCAGGCCAGTCGCAGCAGTCCGGTCACATTGTCATTGGTCGGCATCGTCAGCGTGAACGTGCCAGCCGTGATCGTCTGTGCGCCGAAGGTGTAGACCGCGATGGCCTTGTCGCCCTGCGTGCTGTTGTAGAGCAGCACCGCATCAAAGGACGTGGAAAGCGTCACCGTGGTGTACGAAATCGACGCGCTCGGCGTCCAGTGCGCTGTCGTGCTGGTGCTGGTCGGCTCCGTGCCGTTGGTGACGGTGACGCCGCCAGCGGTGTAGTTGGTGCCGCTCACTTCGCCGGTCGTGTTGTAGACCGTATCGCCAGCACCACGCGAGGCCGACGCGAGGAACAGCGCCGCCTTGATGGTGTCCTTGGTGGTCGCTCCGCGCACGACGGTCGTGCCGAGGGCATGGATGCCCTTCAGCAGTTCGACTTTGAAGCTGGTGCAGATTGCTTGACTGTTAGCCACTTGATCCCTCCGCCACTAGGCAGTGAATTGCTGACCGCCGATTGGCGGCATCCCCTTGATTGCGTACATGTGCGTATTGTTCTTCACAATCGCACCCGTTTCGTCACGCCACACTTCGGTGAACGTGACAGCTTCGTTGCTGAAGTTCCAGCTATGCTCGTAGGTCAAGGTGGCGATTGGGACGTTGCCTTTTGACGTGAAGATTAGCGGCTCCTGCTCCATGACTTCCCCCTAGGCTGCGTTTTCCTGCGACCCCATCGCAGGCACTTCCACGGCCGTAAGCTTCCATGTTCCGTCTGGTTGCTTGATGGCGCGTCCTTCCTTGCGCTTCGGCTGCGATACGGCCTGCATGATCTGGCCGATCTGGTTCTGCAGCATCGAGAGCGCGGCATCCGTGTTCTTGCCGCCACCGCTGGCGGCTTCGTTAGCGCTGTCCTCTTCTTCCTTGACAGCGGCGATCAACTGGTTGTCGGCCTGCTTGTCCTTGACCAGCACTTCCTTTTCCTTGACGTTGATTTCCTTTTCCTTCACGTCAAGCTCACGCAGCGCCACTTCCTTGTCGGCCTTCAACTGCGCGATTTCCTGATCCTTCATGGCGATGCCCTGCTGCAACTGTTCCAGCGCAGCCTGCATCTGCTTCAGGATCGCTTCCATTTCCTGCTCTTTCTGGGTCGGTCCCTTGCCGGTGATCTGCGGCGGCAACGACGCGAGGATGCGCTGTTCGATGATGTCGGCTCCCGGCCAGTCCATGTTCTTGGCGATCACGTCACCGAATAGCTGGCCGCTGCCAGTCACCTTGGCGAATTCGATCATCTGCGCGGCTGCTTCCTCACGCTTGGACGTGTAGGACAGGCCCTTCTTCATGACCAAGCTGTACTTGCCGGCGGTCAGGTCGAAGACGTGCGAAATGGTCTCGGCCGGGTTGTTCGGGTTCGGCCCAATCGGGATTTCCTGATTGAGCGGCACCTGCGATTCCTTCAGGTCTTCCGACAGCACCGTCACCACGCGCTCGCCGGTGTAGATGTGCGGGATCAGGTCCACCAGAATGCGCCCGGTGTGTTCGATGGCACGGTCGCGGTTGTCGATGAAGTGGAAGGTACTGACGTCGCCTTCGCGCTGCCGGGCCATGATGGCGCGGCCGCTGGTCTCGTTGCTCTTGGCGCCCAAGCTGGCGTCGAAGAGGCCCATCACCGACTTCATGTCGTCGGAAGCGTTCATGGCTTCCTGCAGCGCGCCGGCGGCCACGCCACCGTCCAGTTGCTGGCGCTGCGGCGGCGGCATGCCCGGCACCGGGTCATATTCGATGTGCGAGTACGAGTGCCGGTTGACGTTGGCCCACTTCTCGGCGTCGGTGTTGAACGATCCCCGCGCGCCGATGTAGGGCACGCGCGGCGCCAAGGCCACCAGTTCGGTGGCGGCGGTGCGCCAGAAGTTGAACATGCGTTGCGGGTCTTTGGCGTCGCGGATCAGGCTGCGGTAGTGGCGCTTGCCCTCTTCGTTGATGACGTCGCCATAGACCGGGATGATCGGGATGTAGCAACCCTTCCACGGGTTGGTTTCCAGCACGTCGGTAGCGGTCATCAGCCGGTGCGTCACCTTGTGCGACTTGGTTTCGCGCTCCCCGGTCACCGTGACGTTCTGCACGTCCCACACCGGCTTGTTGGCCAAGTAGACCGTCTGGTCGATCACTTGGTTGTTGCTCAGCTTGACGATGATCTTCTTGACCGGCTCGCGCTTCCACCATTCGCCCACGCGCACCGTCTTTTCGGTGATCCAGCCGACCATCTTGCTGTCGTTGGTATCGAAGTCGCTGATGTCCGAGCCCGGATAGAGCCGCTCAAACGTAGTGCGCGGCATGTCGTCGATCAGGAAGGCAAAGTTCCAGTCGCGGCTGTCGGCGCCGCCGGCCAGCGTATCGCCATACACCGACAGGGCGTTTTCGACCGGCAGGATCATGATGTCGAGGTCGAAACTGTCGTTGTAGGCGTAATCGACGTCCACGCGCCAGTAGCCAAAGCCGCCATAGACGGCTGACTCCATTCCGGTGTCGTACGCAATGCCGGCAGATGACTGGTTCTGGATTTGCCGGATCAGCCCATCGAACAGATTGGCGGTCAGCACGTTGGCGCCGCCGGTGGCGGGGCGCACTGAGATCGTCGGCTTGTTCAGTCGGGCGTCATTGACCACCTGCCGCGCGAACGACGGCATGCGGTTGATGGTCAGCATCGGGCGGCTCTCGCGCACCCGGTCTTCGCGGATTTTGTCCGGCCACTGCTCGCCCAGCCGCGCGAAGGCAATGTCTTCCTTGGCCGCCTGACGGTTGTGGTCGTCGCCTTCTTGGGAAATGGAGAACTGCTCGAAAGCCTCGTCTAGAACGTCCTTGTCGGCCATCAGTGCAGGCTCACGGAGAAGGGCAGCGTGGTGTTCACATCGACCAGATTCATCCGTCGCAGGTTGAAAATGATCTGCTTCTGGTCGTCAGCCGTCGCTTCCAGCATGGCGATCACATCTTCGACGCGCAAATAGTTCACTGCGTCGCACGTCATCACTTCGACGGAATGCCGCATCTTCCCCTACCCCATCCACGCCGAATCCGAGCTTCGGCCGGACATTCTGTGACTTGCTTGTTTGCGGGGCTGCCCGGCTGACATGGTGAAGTCCAGTCCTCGGGCTATCAGCGACAGTACATCAACTGCGTCGTCGTGTCTACCAGCAGGGAACTGCAGCCATTGGGCCATAACGTGCGACATCCACGGCTTGAATTTGGGAATCTTGAACTTGCCGGCGCTCGCCATGCCTTTGGCGCCGGTCGCCGCCACGGCCTTGTTGTGGATCGTCGGCAGGTACTCGACATGGCAGTAGGCTTTGCGCTGCTCCATGCGCTTTTTCAGCGCCGGCTCAGTGGCGCGGCGAATCTGGCCGGTTTCGGCAAAGACGGTGAGCGGGTGGTACTGCAGGATGAAATCGCACCACTTGTCGATCCAGACATCACTTTCAACCCGGCCGTAGTACCAGTCCACGATCCAGATATCGCCCTCGAAATCGACCCCGTAGACGCAAACCTCGGTGAAGTCGGGGTCTTTGCCGTCCTTGGCGTCCGTCACGGCGCAGTCGGACGCCATGTAGTAGTAGAGCGTTGTGGGCAGGTCCTCGGGCTTGTATTCGATGAACCAGTCCTTCTTGAAGAAGTTGCCGTCCTCGGGGATCGGGTTGCCCTGATAGAGCGAGTTCCAGACGCGCGGGTTCTTCTTGGCCTGCGCCACCATTTCGTCGGTAAACCACTCGGGCCAGAGGCGCTCACCGAGCGCGCGGCCCAGCGGATCGTCGCCGCTGTCGCATTCCATCGGCACGCGGATCACGCGCCACAGGTCGCCATCGCGCTGCAGGATGCGGCCGCCCAGATCGTCTTCGTGCCAGCGCGTCATGATCAGCACTTGGCGCGCATCGGGCTTCAGGCGGGTCTCAAAGTCGTTTTCATACCAGTCCCACGCCTTCTGGCGCTCGCGCTCGCTCTCGGCGGCTTCCTTGGACTTGACCGGATCGTCGATCAGCCCAAGGTCGGCTCGCCTTCCTGTGATGGCCCCACCGACGCCGGCGGCGTAGTACTCTGATTTGCGTAGGGTCTCCCACTGCCCGGCGGCAGTCTGATCAGGGGATAGTTCGTCCTCGAAAACCAGCTTGAACTTCGGATCGGCCACCACGTTGCGGGCACGGCGCCCGAATTTTTCAGCTAGCGTGTCGGTGTGGCTGGCGCTGATGATCGACTTGCCGTGGTTGCGGCCGATGTACCACGGCGGGAACTCCATGCTGGCATAGGTGGATTTGGCACTACCGGGCGGGAACAGCAGCATCAGGCGACGGATATCACCACGTTCCAGCGCCTGCAACTCACGAATGATCAAGTCGTGGTGTTTTGCCGGCGTATGGATGCCGCGATACTTGATCCAGTCGGCAAAATTCTCTCTTGCTGCGACGCGGGCGAGTAATTCGTCCTCCAATCGCCGCAGATCGACTTTTGGAGTGGCCATAGCGCCCCTTTCGCTGGTGCAGGCCGCTAGAATAACCGATGCGCCGCCCGGCGCGTCCAACGGGGAGAGGGAACTATGGCCATCGATTCGGTTTCCGAGCGGTTTTTAGCCTTCAGCAACGGTCTGGATGCGGTCGAACCGCAGATTCGCGGCTGCCGGCACCGTTTGAATGACGAAATCTCGCCCGATTTGAAGGCGGCCTACCAGATTCGGCTCGAATTCCTGCTGGATCGGCATGCCAAGCTGGTTGCGGCGCGCAATGCGCAGTTTGCGGCCGATGGCGCGATGGAAATCCTTGAGAACGACGACGGTTTTCCGGCGATTCCGCCGATGGAACTGTCGGTCGTGCTGATGGAAGAGCTTGCAGAGGAAGGCGCGGCCGATGACGCCGCTGCGGCAGGTTTCGTGGCGATTCCCCCGGCCGCGAAAGTCAGCATTTCACTGGGGACACCGACTGACAAGCCCGTAGCGGGCAAATAGGAAGGGATCGACATGGCAGAGAACATCACCACCGACCAGAAGTTCGACAACGTAGTGCTGCAGATCGAAGACGCCAAGGGCCGTCCAGCGGTCGTCGATGGCGTGCCGGCGTGGGCCTCGTCCGACGAGACCGTATTGACCGTCACCCCGGCGGCCGATGGCATGAGTGCCGTGGTGGACACGGTGGCGCCGGGCGTGGCGCGCATCACCGTCACGGCGGATGCCGATCTGGGCTCAGGCGTGCAGGCCATCACCGGCGTCAGCGATGACGTCAATGTGACCAGCGGGTCAGTTGCAAGCGTGATGCGGCTGGTGCTGGGCACCCCGGTTGACAAGGGCTGAATCCTTGAGCGCCAGCGGAAGACCCGGTTGAGAGGAATCGAAACGGGCTTCCAGATCAACGATTAGGGCGCCAAGGTGCTATGGTTGAGTTGTCTCCTCTCATGGCCGAAAGCGGATGTGCTGGTGACTGCCCCCTAGCTTCGTAACCAGCATGCAGCGAGTAGGCCACCTTTTTGAGACAGCCTGTCGGGTTCTATCGGGGAAAGATGGTTAAGCAGGCGCGGGAAGGAAGGCACGCAGGGCGGATGCCCTCACACGGTGCTGTAGTCCCGGCTGACCCATCACGACGTTCTTACCGACAGGAGCATGGGCGCAAAGAAGCCTGTTCCGGCGCCATCCTGATTGACAGCCCCCTGCAACGAACTGCCTTGGATGGCAAGCCGAATCCGCTCTGACGTGTGGCGGTGCTAGGCGTAGACGAGCAGTGGGTGGCAGCTAAAGGAACGCCCCACCAGCATGGGGAAACGCTGCTAGCAACGACGGTGCTGACTGCCGAATCGTAGCCCCTCACTCAAGAGGGAAAAGTTCAAGGGATCGCACATCCATCGTGCGCTTCCTTGGACTTGCTTTGCCCTCAGCCGCCTTCTGCAGCAAATATTTCTCAGATTCATACAGAAATACAACCGTACGCTCGTTCATTCCGGCATTGCGCACACCGGTCATCCTGTACGTCGTCCAATCCTTGCGAAAGCCCATGGCATCCCTCCTTGATTGATGTGGATCAAGGATTGCAATCTGCGTTCCACGTCATCAAAGAGGATATACGGCACTGCAGCATATGACCCCCAGTATGCGCGATTGGGGGGGTGGGGCCCCACCCTTACACCGCCGGCCCCCCCTCGGTCCATGGGTATATCCCCCCCATACGGTAGGGGGTGAGTGCCCACTAACATGGGGGCTGGCATGGATCGTGCAGAGCGCATGCCAGAGCGCATGCCGTGATTGCGCTAGGCTTCTGGCACGCCAATTGCTTGTGACGCATTCACGTCTAGGGGCTTGACAGTCGCGTCAGATTGTGATTGCGATTGCTCATGGTCATCAGCTATCGATGGCTCGCCTTCAATAGCATCAGCCCTGCGTGCGCTCATGACCATCGCCACCAGTTGCGCCAGCGGCATATCACTTGGCGCTTCGCTCTCACTCTCAATGCGTGCCACTGCCTTTCCGTCAAGGCGATCGGCTATCAATGAGAATGCAGCCATCCGCTCCTGCCACGTGGCGCCATCTGCGGCACTTGTCACCAGTCGATCACAAGCACGCGCCATGGCTTGCGCATTGCGCATGGTCGCTCGCCGCAGGAAGCTTTCAACGATCTTCCTTGGCTGCCGCAATGGATCGATTGGCACCCATCTGCCGCGATGGTCGCGCGTCAATCCCTCAAGGTTTTTCGCCGTACCGTAACTGACTGATGCGTCAGCAATTTCCGTGCCAGCTTTGGGTGTCATGCTGGCAAGCATAGCGTATTGGCGCGATGGTAATCAATACATGCCGCTGCGGCGCGTTTGGCGGCCGTTTGGGGCGCTCTGGCCGATCTGGCTGGGTTGATACGTCCAAGGTGGCGATCGTCGATTCTGCACAATGTGAAATGCGAGTTAGGCGCTTTCCTTCGCGTGCTTTGTGAGCAATCGGCGCTAGCTGATTGATTGCATTGCGCTTTGCGGATGCCAGGTCGCTGCAGTGCAGCATGGGTGCTGGGAGCGCGGGCCAGCGGCAACCATATGGCGGCGCCGAATGGCCCAGCGCTGGCCGGCCTACCATGCTTGCGGGATATGCGGCAGGGCTGGCAAGCCTCAGCATTGGGACTCCCGCCACCCATGGAGCGATCATGACGCACCGCAACAAACCAGCTACCGCCACCTTCTGCATCAACGAAGCGCAAGCCGAGCTAGCCGTTCAAGTGCTGCGCGATGCAGCGGACGCCTACCGGCGTATCGGCCAGCAGGACAAGTCCGACATGCTGCACGCAGTATTCGGCGCCTTGCGCATGGCCGACGAGACTGACCGCATCGTGATCCTGCGACCCTACGCCGACGCAGCAGTGCGCGTGCTGCGCGACGTGCCGGCCAGCCTGTAGGACGCAAGCGCAGCGCCTCACGGGGCGTTGCAGCGTGCGCCTTGCACGAATCCGCAGCGGCCGGATACGCCGCATAGGAAACTGAAATGTCAACGATCATGACCGCATCAAACCAGTGGGCGAGCCGGCCGGACGATCAACGCTTTGTTGATCTGCCTTCCATGCTGGACCATTTCCAAGCCATCCGCGCCAATAGCCGTGCCGTCGTCGTGCCGTCGCGCCGGCTGGAAGCACTTCCCCTTGACGATAACAAGGGGCTCGTCCTGCGCGGTCCCAATGGCCACGATTACGCCCCGACTCATTGGTCATTCGGCCAGCTTGCCCAGCTTGCGGAAGCGCCGGCCGGCTATCTGCGCACGCTGCCGTCGCCCATGGCTGCGGACTGCATCAATTTCGGCCTGCAGTGCAAGCGCGATATCGAGGACGTGGGCGTGCTGCTCTACAAGAATGGCGGCGATCCCATCGCGCGTGCTGTCACTGGCCCGAAGTATGGCCGCGTCTGGAATTCGGACGTCGTCGGCGCGCTGGTGAACCGCTTTGGCGATGGTGTCAGCGGTCATTTCCGCGTGCCGGGCGAATTCGGCAAGGCGGTAGATGTCACGAAGGCGAATACGACGCTGTACGCCTCTGACCGCGACATGTTCGTTTTTCTGGCGGACGAGAACAACCGCATCGAAATCCCGAATCGCCGCGACGGCGAAGCCGGCACGATGGCGCGCGGATTCTTCGTTTGGAATTCCGAGGAAGGCGACAAGACGCTTGGCATCGCGACTTTCCTGTTCGACTACGTTTGCTGCAATCGCATTGTTTGGGGCGCGGCAGAGTACAAGGAAATCCGCGTGCGCCATACGATCAGCGCGCCCGACAAGTTCATCGCTGAGGTAGCGCCTGCCCTTGAGAACTACGCCCAGAGCAGCACGCGCGGCATCGAGCAAGCCATCGCCAACGCGCGCGCCACGAAAATCGAAACGGACGTGAGCGAGTTCCTTGCCAAGCGTTTCGGCAAGCGCGTGGTTCAGTCGATCATCACCGCGCACGAATTGGACGAAGGCCGGCCGATTGAGACCATTTGGGACGCGACGACGGCAGTGACCGCCTACGCGCGCAGCATCACGCACACCGATCGCCGCGTGGACCTTGAGCGGCAGGCAGGCGACCTTATGGCCATGGCCAGCTAGAGTGCAAGCGCAGCCCCTTGGGAGCGATCCTAGGGGGCTGCAGCGTGCACTCTCGCACGAACCGTCTTGGCCATGTGACGACGTTAAAGGCTGGCCAGTACCTAACCGCTAGGGGGCAATCGATGAACAAACGCGAAGCGTTCCGCATGGGCCGCGCTGCCGGCCATAGCTGCGCCTCATGGTGCGACGTGCCAGAGCTAGGCGCCGAGATTCCGCGCCATCTGGACTGGGTAGGCTATGGCACCCTCACGGCCGACAATCAACGCGACGTGCACGCCATGTTTGCGCACGAAGCAGAATCGAACGGCCGGCAATACTCACCTTTCGAGTTCACCGCGCACGCTTTCAACGAGGCACCGAATTCTGACGCGCTATGGTCCGAATACGAGCGCGGCATTGATGCGGGCATCACTGCCAATCTGCGCGCACGCTATGCGCGCGCTAGGCGGCAATCATGACGCGCGCCAAAGGCTACAGCAAGGCAACAAGCGCAGCCCTACGCCGCTATGGCCGGTATGCTTGCCTGCGCGCGCTCTGGCTGCACGAACATGACGGCTATGGCGCGCGATCCATTGCGCAGCAATTCAGCCTAGCCGGCATCCGCACGACGCAGCAAGCGGATGCGGCCATCAACGCCGGCCGCGAGATTGAGGCGCGCGAGCGTGGCACGCTGGCTGCGCCGCTTAACTGGGGGGCAGGATCATGAAAAAGCTATTTGCATTTGTCACTGGCGCGTTGGAATTTCGGCGCTCGCTCACCACGCATTACGACGATTATGGATTGATGGAAGCGTATGACTGCGGCCGCGAATGGGCGCATCGCCTGACTTTCCGCCGTTTCGAGGGATAAGACCATGATGAAAAATCGCATGGAGCTATCGCGCGCCAAACTGATCGCCAAGACGCTAGGCGTCCGCAATGCGGCCGTCTATTTGCGGCGGCGCGGCTGGTCAATTGAAAGCGCGCTCTATATCCTAGTCGGCGCGGCCGCTCGCTAGAAGCGACTCATTCATGGGGGGTTGACATGCTGAAATCAGACTTTGACGCGCATGCCGCGTTGATGGCGCGCGCTGATCTGGCGCGCCGCTGCGGCACCTATGACGAGCCCGACAGCGACGATCCTATCGGCTGCCTGCGCGGCTACTGGTACGCGCTGCTGCTGGCTGCCGGTATCGCGGCGCTATTCTCCGCGCTGACCATGTAGCGGGTAAGGCTTGCTGCGCGGATGGACGGCCCGGTCTAGCTGACCCCAGACCCAGCCGTCCGGCCCCTCATGGGCCCAGACGAGCCCGCAATGCTTCAGGTCCAGAAGGGCCGAATTCACGGCGGCCCAGTCTTGCGCGCTGAGCGCCATCAGTTCGGCCTGCGTTAGCTGCCCGTCATTCAGCAGGCAATAGAGCGCAAGACATAGCGGCATCCCGACCCTTCCCCATTCCTTCCGGCCGCTGTGAGCGCGCACCTAGAAGATGGAGAATCATCGCGCGATTTACCGCACTATGCAATCGCCATGCTTGCCTATCCGCCTTGCAGTTTCGAGGCCTTGGCCAGTGCCCGGGCTGCCTTGGTCATTGGCGACGGCAGGTACTTGGCGCGGCGCACGCGCTCGCCAATCCTAGAACCATAGAATCCACCAGCAAAACCAGCCACGAAAGCCAGCGCCCAGAAAGCCACCATTCCCCATGTCGTCATGTCGCCACCCCCTTGAATGCCAGCCCTTGACGGACTGCGCCTAGAAAGCCATTTTGATCCTTCAATTGGTCTGCAGTAAAGCGCAGCACCAGCCACCCCAGCAATTGCGCCGCGTTGTACTTGCGGCAGTCCTCCGCGAAGCCGGCGCCGCGCGTATGCCGGCCGCCTGTCCATGTTCCGCCCTCTAGCTCCACTGCCAGACCCATAGAAGGCCATGCGATATCAAAGCGCCAGTCCTGCAGGCCGGCAGCCTTGAGCCGATCGCGCAGGCCGGCGCTAGAACCAACGCTTTCACGGGCGAAGCGGTATTCCTGAACCGCAGAAGTCGCCAAGTTATTTTCTGCCAGTAGTTGCCACGCCAGACTTTCCAGATTTGACCGGCGGGTAGTACTTGTATTTGCCGGGCGCTTGCTTGACAAGCGTGCCGGCGCGGATGGCCTTGACGAAGCGGCGTAATTCTTCCACGCAATGCGGGTGCGCTGCAGCGTAGTCCCACGCGACCTTGCTGTCGCCTTCAGTGGCGGATTCAGCAGCGCGGCAGAAGGCATGCCAACTGTCGGCACGCTGCTGCGCCCAGAGCGTTTCTTGGTCATGCGGCATGGTAATCCTAAGCCACGCGCCGCAGTCGGACATTACGCAGCATGTCGCGCACCTTTTCCACCTGTTCCGGGGTGGGCGGCGCCGCAGCCACGGCAGCCTCTTTGCTGCGCTCCACTGACTGCGCAATCATGCGGTGGGCAGTCTCGCCAGCGCGGATGAATTTATCGACGTGATCGGCGTCGCGCAATATCAGGGAAATGGAATCGTAGACTTGACGGCGATCATTCTCGCCCATGTGAAAGCTTGACGCAGCGCAACCATCGATGGCCAAGCACAGGTCTTCGACGCTGTAGCCATCGCGCAGCCGTTCGCGGATGACGCGGGCGCGAGCCACGTCCATGCGGGCGCGCTTGTGGTCCATGATCGCAGTCCAGTGGTTGAACACGGTCAGTACGTTTTCGGGGCTCATCATTGTTCCTTGTTAGTGAGTACTAACTTACGCTTTGAATGGCTTGTAGCCTTGAGTGAACGGCGCATCTTGGGCCGCCCTGCTAGCTTCTAGCGCCGCAATGCGGGCTTCCTGCTCGGCCAGAATGGCAGCCACTTCGTCAAAGGCATAGGCGTATTTGCGGCCGCGATCCCAAAAGGCAGCCTCAATGCGCTGGCGGTATTCGGATTGCTGGCAGCACGCTGCAGCGCACGCAGTCGCAGCACGGCCAGATTCAGGCCGCGCAATTGGTAGTAGGAATAGCGGGTGCCGGGCGTATTGGCGTCGCCATAGGCTTCAGCCATGCGCCCCTTGGTGGTGCCGCGCCAGTCGATGCCCGGCGTCAGGCTGTTCAGCGCTCGGGTGACGTGGTGCGTCGGGATGCCGCGCACGGCAGCCATGAAGGCATCCGGGGTGCGCATGTATTCGTCCACGGTCTGCAGTTTCATGGCGTCACCTTGGCCAGCACGACGCGCGCCATTTCTGCCTGCTGGTTGTCGCAGTAGTTGGCGATGGCCCGCAGCGCGAACACCAGTTGAGCCTTTTCCTCGGCCAGTTCGCGGCGCTCGCGCATCATCTTGGCGGTGAAGCTTTCGTAGGGTGCTGGCGAACGCTGCTCGTTCATCTCGTCTGGATTGCTGAGCGGCGGTCCTAGCGGCTTGGCTTCGTTCATGGTGCCCCCTGTGGCGTTGATGAGGCTCCATCATGCGGCCGCATTTTTCTGCTGCCTATCCCGTATCCTTGGTATGCCATGTTGGTTAGTGCTCACTATCTGTTTTTGCCTTGTCGATAGTTGCCCCAAGGGTGGATAGCCGGCCCTTCTCCAATCAGATTCCGCTTCTGTGAATGTCTGATCTAAGTGCGCTGAACGGACGTATTCAATCGGCGCTGGCTGCTTGTCCCACCTAGTTCAACCAGACCTTGCCCGGTCCCTACGTCAAGGCCGGATAGGCGTGCAGCGTTGGTGTGTAACGCTAGCCTGTGTTGACTGCCGGAACCCATGCAGGTCCGCTTGGAATCACGCTGGCAGTGCGGCAGCCCCCTTTTGCTGCAGGGTCAGTGTCCCAAGGAAAGATGTGAGTGAGCAATCACTAACCTATACCGCCTATGCGCTATGGCAAAGCAGCCCTATACCGCATGCACGGGATTTTCAGGCTGGCTGATCGCGCTCAGAATTCCATCATGCCCATAGGGGGCAGACATGGAGACCAAGAATGGCAATCGCTGACCTGTTGCTGCAAACGCTCACAGATAACCCGGGACTCACCTACAAGGAACTGCGCGCCAAGCTGCCTGACGTGAACCCCAATACGGTGTCGTCACGGCTGAGCTACCTGACCAGCAAGAAGCTGCTGATCATGAAAGAAAACGGCAGCGGCGACGAGCGGGCAGCGCGCTATGTGCCCACGGCTAGCGCCAGCAAGGCATTCAAGGACCAGCCAGAACGCAAACGGCGCCGCATGGTGACACGCGGGCAAGGCGCGGTCCTGATCACGCTGGCATTCGGCAAGAACCGCACCGAATCGCTGTCACTGGCTGAAGCGCGGACGATCTATGCGCAACTGCATCAGATTTTCAAGGACTGAGCCATGAGCCACACGCCCACACCGTGGCTAGTAGAACGACGCACCATAATCACCGATAAAAGCGCCGCAATCGCGTATGCGTCCACCAGCCGCGCCATGGAATACGCAGAAGGCAACGCCGCCCACATCGTCCGCTGCGTCAACGCGCATGACGAGCTTGTAGCGGCGCTGCGTGCGATTGCTGACTCATGGCCCGCGCACGGCTCGATGACCGTAAACGCAATAGCCGACGCGATGGCAGAGAAAGCCCGCGCCGCACTGGCAAAAGCCAAGGAATCGACATGACCATCAGCGACAAGATTAATCTGAATTGGCAGAAAACCGGACTGGAATTGTCGATCTATAACAGCAATGACAGCGGCATCCTGCTAACCACGGTGCGCACGCCGAACATGGAATGCCAATTCTGCATGCTGGCAGAGGAAGCGCACGCGGCCGGCCTGATGCTGATCCGCGCATCCAAAGCAATGAAACGCACAAAGGATTCCAATGCCATCCCGGCGCAAGAATCTGCTGACTAAGCAGCGCATGACTTTCTATTACCGCGCCATCGTGGAAAGCGGTGACAAGAAATTCACCATCAGCTTCGATGCCAGCAGCATCAAGGCCGCTGAGGCTTATGCCAAACGAATTGCTGGAAAGTTTTATAACGTGATCACCTGCTACTACATCGGCACCATGCTACCCGGCAGGGACTTTGGATCATTCAAGGAACTGCAATGACCAACGACGAACTGCTGGCGCTCGCTGAGCGGGTGATTAAGTTGAAAAACTGGTTTGAATGCTTTGGAGTAGACACGCCCCTATCCGTAGAGGGGCGCACAAATGCAATCGAATGCTGCGACAAAGCCGCCGCAGCACTGCGCAAGTGCGCGGAGCAGAAGCCGGTGGCATACGTTGAGCCAGCAACCGGATTTATGCGCTTGGTGAAAGACATCCCGCCGTCAGACATGGAAACGCCAGCATTCAAGTTGCTTTTCAAAACTGGAATACGGGTCTGGCTCTACGCCCACCCCGTTCCTGCGGCGGAGGGAAAGCCGCGCTGGATCGTGTCGCCACGTTACGAGCATCCCGTTCCTGCGGCAGAGCCATTCGACGTTGATGAAGCGATGCGGCTGCATGAGATAGCGGCAAACCACTGGGCGATGTGTGACCTTCGGATAACAGAAGCCCGCGCCGCACTGCGCGATTACTTGGAAAGGGCTGTCGGGAATAGCCGACAAGAAACGAAATGAATATCAACTTCAACGATCCGGCGCGGCGACTGTCTGATGCCTACAAATTAGAGCAAGCCATTTTGCGCGCAGAGATAGCAGAGGCAGAAGTCGAACGGCTAAAGGCGCTGCTGGCTGAGCAGGAAAACGTCGTTCTCGGCATGGGACCAATTACCTGTCGCAATGGCAAACAGCACGAGCGCTACAAAGGCTGTCTTTACTGTGAAGTCGAACGGCTAAAGGCGCTGCTGCAAGAGGCTTTGCCTATCGTCGAGGATTCGCAGACGTGGGACGGCCATGTG